AGAAAGTCTATGTCTAGTTTTGCTTTCAGACAAGAGTTTATGGCTTCTTTTGAAGCTGCTAGTGGTGGTTTATTCAAAGAAGACTGGATACAGTATGATGAAGAAGAACCAGAAAAAGGTAGATGGTACATATCTTGTGATATAGGTGGTTTTACTGACGTAGCTCATGCTAACACTGCTAGGAAGAAAAGACTAGACCAAAGTGCTATAGCAATAGTAAAAGTAGACGAAGAAAGATGGTGGGTTCGTAGCATAGAATATGGAAGATGGACAGCTAAGAAAACAGCCTCTAAGATATTTAGAGCAGTAGCAGACTTTCAACCTCTGTGCGTAGGTATAGAAAAAGGAATAGCACAAAGAGCAGTAGTAGAGTATATGGAAGATATGATGAGGCAATACAATACATATTTTCGTATTGAAGAGACTTCACATAAAAATAGAAAAAAGATTGATAGAATTGTTTGGGCATTACAAGGCAGATTAGAGCATGGTAAGATATTTTTAAATAAAGGCTCATGGAATAATGAGTTTTTAGACCAGTTGCTTCAGTTTCCTAACCCACAAGTACATGATGACCTAATAGATGCACTATCATATATAGCAGAGATACAAATACCAGAATACAATCTGTACCACGAAGAAGAAGAATATGAACCACTAGACATGATAACAGGCTACTAAGTAGTATACCGTTATGTCTACCACCCTAGGAAAACAATATGAATAATGAAAGTTATACAGTAAATCCTTTAGTATCATGGGTACTAGGTCAATGTGATCAATGGAAAGTACACAGAGATACAAACTATCTTGACAAGTGGCAAGAGTATGAAAGACTCTTCAGAGGCATCTTTGATGCTGCGGATAAAACCAGAGATTCTGAAAGAGCTAAGATTATCACTCCTGCATTGCAACAAGCAATAGAGTCCCACACAGCAGAGATAGAAGAGGCTGTGTTTGGTAGAGGTGAGAAGTTCTTTGATATTACGGATAACCTAATAGACCCACAGAAAGTCGATATTCAGTTAATTCGTAATCAGATGCTTGAAGACTTCAAAAAAGGTAACGTAAGAAAAGCAGTATCTGACATCATTTTGTTATCTGCAATCTATGGTAATGGTATTGGTGAGATCATTGTATACGAGAAGAAAGAGCTAATACCAGCTATGCAACCAGTAGTAGAGATGGGTATTACAGCAGTAGGTGTACAAGAGAAAACAAGGTTCTGTGTAGGACTAAAACCAATCACACCATACAACTTCTTAATAGACCCCTCTGCAAGCAACGTACAGGAGGCTCTAGGCTGTGCTATTGAAGAACTGGTGTCTATCCACTCTGTAGTGTCAGCAATGGAGTCAGGAGTCTATGAAACAGTCCCAGACCTATCTCAGTATGCAATAGAGACTGATTTAGAGCCATCACAAGAGGTATCTGACTATCAGGAAAACAGAGTCAAGATTCTACGATACTATGGACTCATACCAAAGTATATGTTGGATAATCAAGATGACTCAGAGAAGTTTGAAGAAGTATTCAACAAGCAAGCAGATGAGTACGGCACTCAGGCAGCAGATTACAGTGACCTAGTAGAAGGTATTGTAGTTATAGCAAACGACCAGTATTTACTCAAAGCAGAAGAGTCGCCATACATGATGAAAGATAGACCTATCGTTTCTTTTCAAAATGATAGTGTTCCTAATCGTTTCTGGGGTCGTGGTATTGCTGAAAAGGGATACAATATGCAAAAAGCTATTGATGCTCAGGTACGATCACACCTTGACAGCGTGGCACTAGCTACAGTACCAATGATGGCTATGGATGCTACCAGATTACCTAGAGGTGCTAGGTTTGAGGTAAAACCTGGTAAGACAATTCTTACGAATGGTAACCCAGCAGAAATTCTTTATCCTTTTAAGATAGGTTCAGTCGATGGTTCTAATATTAATACTGCTACTTCTTTTATGAATATGCTACTTATGGCTACAGGAACAATAGATAGCTCATCATTACAAGCTATGACTACAGCAGAAGGAGCTGGATTATCTGTAGCATTGTCATCAATCATAAAGAAAAACAAGAGAACATTAATAAACTTTCAAGAACAATTCTTGATACCTTTTGTAACCAAGTCTGCACACAGGTTTATGCAGTTTGACCCAGAGAGATATCCTGCACAAGACTTTATATTTACTCCTTCTAGTAATTTAGGTATCATAGCTAGAGAACATGAGCAAATGCAGTTTATGAATTTACTAAAAACACTAGGTGCAGAATCACCAATCGTTCCTTTAGTTCTGTCTGCAATAATAGAAAACTCTAGTTTGAACAACAGAGAACAGCTAATACAGCAACTACAGCAGATGATGCAGCCTAATCCACAGGAAGCACAGTCACAACAAGCTGCTATACAGCTACAATTACAGAAAGCACAGCTAGAATTAGCAGATTTACAAGCTGATGTACAGCTAAAACAGGCTAAAGCACAAGGAGAAGCGGTAGAAACGCAGTTAAAACCAGTAGAAACACAGGCTAAAGTAGCTGCTAGTGCTTCTAAGTACTTAGGAGACGCTGATGACCCAACAAAAGAGTTTGAAAGACGTATAAAACTAGCAAATGTGGCTTTAAAAGAGAAAGATATTGATACAAAAGCACGAATTGCAGAATTACAACTACAAGCATCAAGAAATACTTGACTTTTACAAAAAAGTATGCTATAATCACGCATTAATAAAGCAAAAAACGTGCCAATGGATAAAAAATTATTAAATTACTATGATAACCGTTTTGCAATGATGTCTTCTAAGGGTTGGAAAGATCTTATGGAAGATTTACAAAAGATGTATAATGAATACAACAGTGTTCAGAACTGTGAAACAAATGAAGAATTTAATTTTGCAAAAGGACAAGTAGATATACTAAAATATATGTTAGGACTAAAGGATATGTCTGAAAAAGTATATGAAGACTTGTGTGCAGAAGTAGAACAGAGTTATACAAACACATAATGACTAAAAGAATATTTGAGTTTCAATGTAATAATTGTTCTACTGTATTTGAACAATACATTGATGACTCTTTAAAAACAACTAAATGCCCTATTTGTGGTTCTGAAGCTACACGCATAATCAGTAAACCAAGAATAGACCTAGATGGTTGTTCAGGTGATTTTCCTACTGCTGCTGACGCATGGGTTAGACGCAGAGAAAGTCACATGAAGTATGAAAGAAAGATGGGCATAGGTCAAGAGTATAGTAGTATGGGATAAGGTTAGACCCCCATTTAAAGTGTCTTTCCTAAAATGTCAACTGACACAGGAGAGTATAGTGGCTGAGTTTGTAGAAGAAATAGAAGATAAGAAAGAAGAACCACAGCAAGAAGAAGTAAAAGTTGAAGAAGTTAAAAAAGAATCAGAGATTCCTGAGAAGTATAAGGAAAAAACTCTTAAAGATGTTATAGCTATGCATCAAGAAGCTGAGAAGTTAATAGGCAGACAAGGTACAGAGTTAGGAGAACTTCGTAGGGTTGCTAATTCTTATGTTCAAAGTCAAACGCAAGCAAAGCAAACAGAAGTCAAAGAAACTAGTGATGATGATTTTTTTGCTAACCCTAAACAGGCTGTAGACAACGCAATACAAAATCATCCTAAGATTAGAGAAGCAGAACAATTAACCCTAGAAATGCAAAGGTCAAAAGCTCTTTCATCACTGAAAGAAAAACACCCAGACTTTACAGAGGTAGTAAAAGATCAAGGGTTTCAAGATTGGATAGGTAATTCTAAAGTAAGAGCAGAATTATTTGCTAGGGCTGATCGTAGGTATGATTATGATGCTGCTGATGAGCTTATTTCTACATGGAAAGAAAAGAAACAATTAGGCGGTAAAACTGTAGAAATGGAGAAACAGGCTAGATCACAAGACATCAAAAGTGCTACTACAACTGTACCAAGCGGTAGTGGAGAAGCACCATCCAAGAAAATCTTTAGACGTTCTGACATACAAAAACTTATTAACAGTGACCCTGCAAAATATGAATCTTTATACCCTGAGATAGTAAAAGCGTATGAAGAGGGAAGAGTAAGAGGGTGATATTTTAGAAAAGGAATTTAGAAATGGGTTTAGGAACTAATCATGTAGTTAATTCAGAAGTCAACACCGCTGGTTTTATACCTGAGGTTTGGTCAGACGAAATAATCGCTGGTTATAAGAAAAATCTTGTAGCTGCTAATTTAATTAAAACAATGAACATGAAGGGCAAAAAAGGTGACGTAGTTCACTTTCCAGCTCCAGCAAGAGGTTCAGCTTCAACCAAGGCTGCTGAAACAGAGGTAACTTTAATTCAAGAGTCTGGTTCAGAGAAGACTGTAACAATCAATCAACATTATGAGTATAGTCGTTTGATTGAAGATTTTGCAGAAGTACAAGCATTGACTTCACTAAGACGTTTTTACACAGATGATGCTGGTTATGCGTTAGCTACTAGAGTAGATACAGACGTACTTTCTCTAGGTAGACAGTCACAAGCTGGTTCTGGTAGTGCTGCTTATGACAAAGGTTTCTTAGGTGGTGATGGTTCTACATTCTATGTAGCTGCTAGTAATAACGAAAGTGCTATTACTGATGCAGGGTTTAGAAGAGCTATTCAGCGTCTTGACGATCAAGATGTTCCTATGGATAATCGTAACTTTGTCATACCTCCTGTAGCTCGTAATGTAATGATGGGTCTATCACGATTCACAGAGCAAGCGTTTACAGGTGAAGCTGGCAATGCTAACACCATTAGAAATGGTCAGATTGGTGATATATATGGTATTAAAGTGTTTGTATCTACCAATGTGGACACAACTTCTGGTTCTGGCGGTGCTAGAGTATGTTTATTGTTCCATCCTGAGTTTGGAGTATTGGTTGAACAGTTAGGTGTTCGTGTTCAAACACAATACAAGCAAGAGCATTTAGGTACGCTTTTAACTGCTGATACCTTATATGGTACTGGTGAGCTAAGAGATAAGTCTGCTGTTGCTCTTATTGTTCCAGCTTAATTTTAATAACAGGGTTGGCTCTAGCGGTCAACCCTTTTCTTTATAAGGATGAATAATGGCTACAGTAAAAAGAGGACAACATAGACAGTTTCAGGGAGCTTTCTCTGATACCTGGACTATTAAAGACACATTTAACTTTGGTTCAGTAGCAGATGGCAATGAAGAAGTTACTGGCGTAACTGTATCAGGTGTTGCATTAGGTGATATGGTATTAGGAGTAGCTTCTAGTGTAGATGTTGCAGACTTAGATTTAACAGCTAATGTTACTGCTGCAGATCAAGTTACATTTCAAGTAAATAATAACACAGGCGGAGCAATTGATTTAGCCACTGCTGAATACACAGCTCTTGTAGTTAGACCAAATTGGTAAACATGATAACCCTCTTCGGAGGGTTTTTTTGTTAAGGAATAATTATGGCTTTTTTTAGAGGTACAGGCGGTGCAGGTACTGCTACATTTGAGCAACTACCTTTAGCTATCAGTGAGGGCGGTACAAGTGCGACTACTGTAGCTTCTGCTAGAGCGTCAATTTTACCTAATTTTTCTGGTAATGCTACCTTTGTACTTGCAGTAAATTCTACTGCAACTGATGTAGAATTTGTTACAGCACAATCTACTATTAGTTATTCTGATGCTACTGCTAATTTTACAGGAATATTACAAGAAGGTGGTAGCAACGTATTAACAAGTGCTGACATTGGTGTGTCAGTAGCTTCTGCTGGAGTTACAGGAGGAGGAGGTGTTAGTTATTCTGATGCTACTGCTAATTTTACAGGAGTTTTACAACATAGTGCTAGTAATGTCTTAACACAATCAATGATAGGTGTGTCAGTTCAAGGATATGATGCTGACATAGCATTTTTAGATGCTGCTACAGCAAACTTTACAGGAGTGCTACAAGATGGAGGAAGCACAGTTCTAACAGAATCAAGTACGATTGAAG